GGAACACGGGTGTTCAGAAAACAGATGAAGAGTATGCGCAAGACCTTGATGAGTTTATAAAGGGTGTGCCTTTTACGGAACGTATAAGGACAATTATAGACCCATCAGCAGCATCCTTTATTGCTCTGCTGAAGAAGCGTGGGAAGTATCATGTGATACCTGCCAAGAATGATGTGGCAGATGGAATAAGGGAAACCGCCACCGCTATGAAGAAGGGACTCATAAAGATATCCCCGGAATGTAAGAACTGGATAAAAGAGGTCCAGGGTTATGTATGGGATGATACAGCAAGCGATGACAGGCCCGTAAAGATAGATGATCATGCAATGGACGATACAAGATACTTTGTAAAGACCATGAAGATAGCAATACCAAGAGCACAGTATATTTCGATTATGTAAAGGAGAGGAGTCATGTATACATATCAGGATCTGATAGCGATACCCGAAGATGATGCCAAGCGGCGGATGGACTTCGTAAGGTCTGTTATAGACCAGCACAAGAGCAGTGACTTATATAAAATGGCTGTTGTTGGTACTCAGTACAACGCAAAGCGCAACACCAGCATTATGAACTACCAAAAGACGCTGAGGAAGTTGGACGGACGGGAGGTTCTTGATAAGTGGTCACCGAACCACAAAACCACAAGAAACTTCTTTGCATACTTCACCACTCAGCAGAATCAGTATCTGCTCGGAAATGGTGTTACATGGAACGAGGACAGCACAGCAGAGGCTCTTGGTGATGATTTCGACACCCAGCTTCAGAGAGCAGGAAAGATTGCACTGGTACAGGGAGAGGCTTTTGGATTCTTTAACCTGGATCACATGGACGTGTTCGGCCTGACTGAGTTCGCACCGCTCTACGATGAAGAGAACGGAGCGCTGAGAGCCGGAGTCAGATTCTGGCAGGTGGACCCAAAGAAACCGCTTCGGGCAACCTTTTATGAAGAGGATGGCTATACAAACTATATTTGGAATGAACGACAGGATATATCCAAGACCGAGGAGTATGGCAGAATACTCAAGGAAAAAACACCATACATCCTTAAGCTCAGGACCACCGAAGCAGATGGGACAGAGATATACGATGGTGAGAATTATCCCAGCTTTCCGATTGTTCCGCTGTGGGCCAATGAAGAGAAGCAGAGTGAGCTGGTAGGAATACAGGAGCAGATAGATGCTTACGACCTTATCAAGAACGGCTTTTTAAACGACCTCGATACTGCGCAGATATATTGGATTCTGAAAGGCGCAGGAGGAATGGATGATACAGACCTTGTACGATTCCTTGACAGAATACACAGCACAAAGATGGCATCGCTTGACGATGATCAGAGCGCGGAGCCTGTAACAGTACAGATACCTTATGATGCTAGAGAAAAGCTCCTCGACAGATTGGAGGCTGACTTATATAAAGACTACATGGCCTTGAATATTGACGAGATTAAAGGCGGAGCAGTAACCGCCACACAGATTGAGGCGGCTTATGAACCGCTGAACTCAAAGGCTGATATGTATGAATATCAGGTCATCAAGTTTATAAAAGGAATCCTGGAAGTGGCAGGCATTGACGATGATCCATCATTCACAAGGTCGAAGCTTATAAACGTAAATGAGAGCATTGGCGCTGTATTGCAGGCTGCTGAGTACTTGGAGTCAAACTATACAACAGAGAAGATACTCACAATACTTGGTGACGGAGACCAGGCTGATGAAATGATTGATGAGCTTGAAGCAGAAGAACTTGAGAGCGGTGACCTGCTTGCAGGAGAAGAGGATTTGCTTGCAGAAGAGGAACCTGTTGAAGAAGAACCAGCTGAAGAGGAGTTCATGGAAGAGCAGGAGGAAGAAGCCGAAACTGATGATGGCATGACAGAACTATTGGAGATGTTGGAAAAGCTGTTAAAGGAGATTTGACATGGCATATGATGCAGCGAAAGCTCATGAATACTATATGAAGTATAGGAAACAAGGCAAAAAGAAAGGCCGCAAAAAGGGCAGAGGTAAAACCGCGTCTAAGACCAGCCTTATCGGACTCAGCACAGCAGGATTAAACGATAATGGCAAAATGCAGTGGGCTTTAAAAAAGAAAGAGCTGCAGGATGAGTTAAATGAAAAGCTGTCCAATACAACAGACCCTGCAGAGCGAAAGGAACTGATTGATGATTATCAAAGCAAAGCCTTGTATGAACTTGGAAAAATAAAGTCTGACCCTTTTTTGTCAAAGGCTAAGAAGTCAAGCTCAAAATCATCTGGAGGCAAGTCCTCAGGCGGTTCAAGGTCAAGCAGTGGAGGGGCAGGTTCAAAGAGCAGTGAGAAAAAAATGACTCCTGCAAAAGTAAAAGCAAGTAGCGAGAAAACTGCAACTCCTTCAAGCGCACAAACACCGAGCGATTCTTCTAAGAGTAAAATGACAGGGACAGGTAAATCATTAAAGGCAGGTGGCTCTGGTGGAGGTAAGGCAGCAAGTACAAATAAAACAACGGACAGCGCGACTGAAAACCTTAAAAAGATACAGGCAGCAAAGGAAAAAGCAGAGAAAGAAGCCCAAAAGAAAGAACAAGAGCAGGCCAAGAAGGAAAAAGAACAAGAAAAAAAGCTTGCAGAATATGAGAAGAAGAAAAAAGCCGAGCAGATAGAGCAGGCCAAGGAAGAGATTGAGCAGCTATATAACAAACTGAGGTCAATGTCTCCATCTCAAAAGGCAAAAGTAAGAAGGTCTGTTGAGAGTATGGTTGAAAGACTAAAGCAAAAGATAAACAAGGGATAACATGGACAGAGGGCAGAAGGAAACTGAAAAGCAACTCCGCAAGGTTGAGGAGCGAATAAACAATGAATACTCACAAGCCATCAAGGATATCGAGGCAGAGCTAAAAGACTACCTGAGGCGCTATGAGATCAAGGATCAGAAGTGGCAGGAGTGGGTCGAGAATGGCACCAAGACCGAGGAAGAATATAAACAGTGGAGAATGGGTCAGATGGCAGTGGGTCAACGCTGGTCTGACCAAAAGGACGCTATTGCCAAAGAACTGTTCAAGGTCAATGAAGAAGCCAAAGAGACTTATAAAAGCTCCGCTCCTCTGATATTTGCTGAAAATGCCAATTATGCCACCTATGAGATTGAAAAGGATGCCAAAATAAACACAGGTTTTACTTTGTATTCAAAAGAGGCGGTGGAGAGGCTTATTAAAGATGATCCTGATGTCCTGCCGACAATAGGGACTAAGATATCTCAGGAGATTGCCGAAGGTAAAGCGGTAAAGTGGAACAGGCAGCAGCTTCAGTCTGTAATGATCCAGGGGATTCTGCAGGGTGACTCTATACCTAAACTCGCCACAAGGCTTGCAAATACAGTGGGAGAGAAAAACAGAAAAGCCGCAATCCGTAACGCAAGGACAATGGCAACAGGGGCACAAAATGCAGGCCGAGTGAATGCATACCAAAGAGCCGAGTTCAAGGGTGTTGAAATGGAGCAGATGTGGCTTGCTACCATGGACAATCGCACAAGGCATTCACACCGCTGGCTTGACAGAGAGACAAGACCAGTCGGAGAAGCCTTTTCGAATGGCTGTGAATATCCCGGAGACCCTAAAGGAGACCCAGCCGAGATATACAATTGCAGGTGTTCGCTTCGTGGTGTTGTTAAGGGATTGGAGCGCAGATCAGGGCAGTTTCGGGATGACTCCAAGATAAACGGGATGACCTATGATGAATGGAGGAATGCCAAGGCTAAGTCTCAGGATATCCAGCATCAGGAGAAAGTTGGAGAGGCTATGAAGAGGAAGCACATCAACGAGTACAAGAAAGGATGATGAGTCATGGCAGATGTAACGATAAACGACCACTCAGCAGAATATTTAAACGAGGTCGATGCAGCCCTTGACAGAGCTTTGGAGGGAATCGGCATTCATATAGAGGGCGAGGCCAAGGAAGAGCTGGAGAACACACCTCGGAGAATCGACACAGGCAACCTCAGGAACAGTATAAACTACCAGGTGGAATCAAACGAAAAGGCTGTGTATGTCGGAACTAATGTCGAGTATGCCATCTATGTGCATGAAGGAACCGTCAACATGGAGGCAAACAGGTTCCTCAAAAATGCGGTGGAGCGTAACAAGGATCAGATTGACAAATATATCAAAGATGCGTTGAGCTAGTCACTAAATATAGTGTCTAGCTCTTGTTTTTTGCCATAGCTCTTGTTATTATAGAAGTAGGAAACTAGGCCATCTAGTTTCTCCCTCATAAGAACGACAAGTAAATAATTCCATGGACAGAGGCCAGCTACCTTGGTGATGCCGAATCATTACCTTACATGATTTTAAACTCTATTCGGAGAGTGTTCTTCGAATGGAGTTTTTTATTTGCTTGTCAGAAAAGAATTACCGCATGGATTCAAACACAAGATAGCTCAAGTGGTTACAGCATGCGGAGTTGACAGCGCCCTAATCGCTGGTGGCGGTGCTTTCCTATGGAGCAGCGCCACATACATGGTTATAAGCCGCAAGGCATAACATATACATCTGCTCCAAGACAATGTGAGCGGAGAAAGACATTTAATCGCGAGACACAGCGACCGAGACAAAGGAGATGTTTATATGAGTATGAAACCAAATGCACTCAAAGCCATGGGGATCGAGCAGGAAAAGATTGACCAGATTATTGAGATGCACAATGAAACCATTGCATCGATCAAGGCAGACAAAGACAAAGCGTTAAAAGAACTTGAAGAGTACAAAGAACGTGCTGGCCGGGTGGATGAACTCGAGAAAGAGCTGTCAAAACTCAAAGATACTTCATCGAAGTATGAAAGCCTAAAAACTGAGTATGACAACTATAAAAGCGAAATCACAGCCAAGGAAACCAAAGCTGCCAAGAGTAAAGCATACCGAGATATGTTAAAAGACATTGGTATATCTGACAAAAGGATCGATTCGGTCATGCGAGTTGCAGACCTTGATTCTATCGAATTAGAAAATGGAAAGATCAAGGGAGTGGACGAACTCAAAGAAAGTGCTAAGAATGAATGGGCAGATTTCATTGTAAGCACTGGAGTTGTTGGTGCGCAGACACCAACACCACCGACAAACACAGGTGGAACCAAGACAAAAGAAGAAATACTAAACATTAAGGACACCTCAAAGCGTCAGGCAGCAATTGCCGAGAACCATGAGCTGTTCGGATTCTAAGAAAGGACGGACAAAAGATATGTCACCAAAAGCTAATCTTACAGTACAGGCCGATTTTGACGTGACAGCAAGAGAGGTCGATTTTGTAACAAGATTTAGTAAGAACTGGGATGCGCTCAGAACAATCCTGGGTATTATGAGACCCATTGAGAAAGCACCCGGTACAAAGCTCGTTTCTTACGAGGCAAAGATGAAGGGAACCCTCAATGGCGGCGCATCAGTTGGAGAAGGCGAGGAGATCCCTTACACAGAGTTTGAAGTTGAGCCTGCTGCATACAGCGACATTACTCTTGAGAAATATGCAAAGGCTGTTTCTATTGAGTCAGTTGCTAAGTACGGAGCCGAGGTTGCTATTCAGAAAACTGACGATGCATTCCTTAATGAGCTGCAGGGTGTAGTTCTCACAAGATTCTACACATTCCTTAATACAGGAACCCTTACAGGAGCAGAAGCTACATGGCAGATGGCTCTTGCAATGGCAAAGGCCAAGGTTCTCGATAAATTCAACAAGATGCGCAGGACTGTAACCGAGGTTGTTGGTTTTGCAAACGTGCTGGACGCATATCAGTACATTGGCGGAGCTAACATCACAGTTCAGACCGCATTCGGAATTCAGTATGTAAAGGATTTCATGGGATATTCAACCCTGTTCCTTCTTTCTGAGCCGGACATCGCAAGAGGTAAGGTAATAGCTCTCCCTGTTGAGAACATCGACCTTTACTACATCAACCCTGCAAATTCCGAGTTTAAAAAGCTGGGTCTTGACTACAGGGTAGATGGAGAGACAAACCTCATTGGATTCCATGCAAATGGCGATTATAGCCACGCAGTTGGTGAGAGCTTCGCACTTATGGGAATGACCCTTTGGGCAGAGTATATTGATGGCATCGCGGTCATTGAAGTTGACGATTCTTTTCTGACTGATCTCACTGTAGCTCCCGATGCAGCAGATGCGACATATCCTTGGACGGATAAGAAGCCGGCTGATTTTCAGTCTGACATCGCTGTAAACGGTGGTGAGATCACAGGTGAGCTTGCATTTATTGAAGGCGGTCTTTCACCTAGTGGCCCTCTTGCAGGAGATGGATACTTCCTCGCTTTGAAGTTTGATAATTACTCAAGCGGACTTACTTATGCAAACGTAAAGGTTGGACTTGTACCTTCTGCAACAGGAATGTCTCTGCAGACGCTTGATTCTGACAAGAACGCTGTATTCAAGATATCTGACAAGAACAATCAGAAGGTTAAGGTTGTACAGGCTGACACCGCAGGCCATAAGAATATCCAGTACTTCGGACTTAGTGGCCTGACCCTTGAGAGTACAGGAGCATGATATGAAGTATAACGTCTTAAGGTATTTCACAGACTTACAGGACGATGGTTACCCTTACAGCGTGGGCGATACATACCCACGCGAAGGGTTGACTGTAACCCCGGAGCGGATAGAGGAACTTAAGAGTGGCAAGAACAAGAGAGGCATCCCGGTAATCGAGGAGATCATCGAGAAACTGCCATTCACAGAGGAAGAACCAAAGGAAAAGCCTGAGGAGAAACCCAAGCCGAGAAGGGGCAAAAAGAAAGGGTAAAAGAAGATGCTGACCGAACTGTGTGGGTATTTGAAAAACTGGTTTACTGTAGAGCATACCTTCGGAGATTATAAGATCACTGGGGGAATGGTTACTTATGCGGATGGAACCGAGTTGCCTCTGCAGGATGGTCAGTATTTTCGTATTATAGGCTCTATATTTAACGATGGAGTGCACTGTTATCATGTGGCTTCGGGGGAGACCCCCACCTCCTCCGAGGCACCTCTCAAAGATGAGGTGTTCACAGGCTCTGTTTGGAGCTTGGCGATCCCTAAGGACGTGATTGACCTGGCTGATGAGATATCAGCATGGCAGGCTAAGTACGCAGGAGCCGACAGTGCTGCTTTATCACCTTTTAACTCCGAATCATTTGGGGGTTACTCATACAGCAAGTCAAGCGGAAATACTGCTGATGGTTCCACAGGAACAAGCTGGCAGAGTGTATTCGGAAATAGATTATCAAGATACAGGAAGATATAAGATGTCATTATTAAGCGAAGCAATGGAAAAGTGCATCATGATGGATAAGACCACAGTATCTGATGGAAGAGGTGGTTTTACGACAAAGTGGACAGATGGGGCAGAGTTTGATGCTGCCATTACGTTTGATTCATCCATGCAGGCAAGAATGGCAGAGGCATCAGGAGTAAAGAATCTTTATACTGTGACAACCGCCAAAAATGTCAACCTGCAGTATCATGATGTATTCCGCAGGTCATCGGATTCTAAGATATTTAGAGTTACGAGTGACGGAGATGATAAAAAGACTCCGGCAAGCGCTTCACTTAATATGCGACAGGTAACAGCAGAAGAGTTCATACCAGCGGAGTAGAGCGATGGATAAATGGCAGGCACAGCATGAATTTTGGAGTTCCTTTGGAGTTCCTGCATATGAAGAACACAGTGTCCCTGATGGCGCTCCTTTTCCAAGGATAACATATGAAGCTGCAACCAGCGTCTTTGAGTCTCTTGTATCAATAACTGCTTCTATCTGGATCAGGTCGACATCATGGGCAGATGCAGATGCTTTGGCAGAGGCCATAGAGGAACACATCAAGAATATGGGTTGCCCTGAGATTAAAAATGGGAGATTCCGGGTGTATATAGGCAACACAACCTTTGCACAGAGGATGGATGATCCCAATGATGACCAGATAAAGCGGATTGTAATAAATGTAACTATGGAATTCATGACAACATAAAAGGAGAAATATCATGGGAAGATTTACAGTCATTGCAAATGATGCCTTTGATGCCCTGCAGGTTGATGCAGGTGTTATTCTCACCACTTTTG